GCACTTCTGGGGTTCTTCATCTCTTTCTTGACTTGGATGGCAACCTTGACGATCAATGCCGCCTTGACTTCACGCAGATTCATGCTATCACCTTTTTTTTTATTCGAACACAGCGCGCACAATTCTTGATGCCATTACAGCGCGCTGAGATACTCAAGCGCGTTCCACACTCGCAATAGAGCTTCAGAATCTCCCCTCCATTCCGGGATCGGGTAGGCCCATCAACAGCGCATCAATGCGAATCTGCATCTGTTGAATCGTTCTGGACTGTGTGCGTATCTTTCTCTCAAAGTCGACTCTCTCCCTGTTGATTTCCTTTCTCTTGCGAAGCAGCTCATCATACATTACCAGAGCGGACTCAACCTTGCGCGATCTGGTGCCTTTCTTCCATTGTGCGTATCTGTCGTATGCTTGCGGACTGATCGAAGTGGTGATTATGATTCGCCCGCCCTTCTTGTTGACCATGCATGACCCTGCAAGTTATCGCTCTTAATTATTTGTTAACCGCCGCGACCGAAGCGCAACATCTACCCGATTTCTGTAAGAAATCGGGCTGCGCAATAGAGTGTCCACTGGATTAACTCCGTTAATTCTAGGTGAATAAGCATTGTTGCGCGTGTCGCGGGCCTCAATAATCAGGATTAAGTGCCGGTGCGGGTTGGACGAGGGCATGATGGAGAGCCTTCTTATCGCGGGCGCGTGTATATGCGCAGTATTTGTCGGATTTTATGTGCATTTGCGCTGGTCAATGCGGTTCATCCATGAACAAATGACTCTACTCGACGCAAAACTCGCAAATGCGTTAAAATCCACACTCGAAGAGCTCCCTCTGGGTGACATCGAACCAGTAAATCCGATCCAGATGATGATAATGCAGCTAATCCAAGACAATATGGCCAAGAATCCAGCGAAGGTGATCCCTCGAGATGACAAAGGGCTTTTTGTCGCAAATACTGAAAGTGAACCTGAAAGTGATTAAAAGCCAATTGTGTAGAGATTCGCAAACATGGCCCGACGCAAGAAGTCCTCACGACGCAGAAGCCCGAAGAAGTTCAGCATCATTAACGCGGTTGAAGCGTACGCATACGCTAACCTTCTGACCTCTGGATTAGCTGGTAGCTCTCCGATGGAGTTCATTACCGGCGGATCAGACATCAAGACCGTTAGCGTGTCCGGTACGACAGCGATGACCGTTATGGGCGCTGAATCGTTGACACTTTCTGAGATGATTTCTCACCCAACCACTGCTTTTGACGCTATGCAGTCAAATTTCATGAACAATTACCAGTCAATGGCAGTGCAGGCGTTGGGAATTGGAGTAGGATTCAAGCTCGCCAAGAGATTGCTACGCAGACCAATCTCAAATGTCAACCGCAACATCATGAAGCCGCTTGGCATAGGAGTGAAACTCTGAGGTGATCATGTATGGCAACCAATACAGTAGTGGGCGTGCTTGTCGCCAACGATGGAACCAACATTCCGCTCAAAGCAGAGTTAGCAGAGGGTACAGAATCCGATCTAACCACAGACACAACCTACACAGTGTCCGCCCAGAATGTGGGAGATTACGCACAGGGGAAGACTATCACTTCGGCTCTTGTGACTTCTGATAATGGGATTGCTTACGCCTACATTTTGCGACAGGGATTAGTCGCTGCAATCATTCCTGTCGGAATTAAGGGCGTGACTGCTTTTACCCCTGCTCTCTGCACCCCATTCCGTCTTCAGGCGGGAGATAAGGTGCGCGTGATGAATAACACAGCTGCAGATCGAGAAGCCGCACTTTGCGTCTTTACGACCTCTGGCGTATCTCGAATCTTTGTTGTCACACCGACTGGTGCAGCAACAAACGAACTTGTTGATCTCCAAACTTCGAACAGCATTGGAGACACGCTTCAGGGCCAGAGAATCGCTAAGGCATTCTTCACATCTGTCGATGGCTCGAAGATTGAAACTCAAGGCGCGTATGTTGTCGATTCTCTGGGTAATGTTGTAGGATCAGTTTCCGCGACAGATCCATCAAGTTATCAAGCTCTATTCTCGTCTTGTTCAATCCCTGTGAATCTAAACTTCAAAGCCCAATTCTTGACAAACGCATGATGGTGGTTTACATGAAGAAGTCAACAGAGCGAAAGCGACTCAAGAGGATGCAGACTGATTCTCGAAGGCTGTTCTTGCACGGTCTAATCAGTAATGCGAGCTTCGACAAGATCCAAGCCGTATTGAAGACAGCAGAAAAGAAACTATGAGGTGACGGCTTGGCTATCACCGACTTTCTGGACAATGTCCCGCCCAACCCACCCGGTCATGTACCATACAGGCCACCGCCACCGGCTGCGGGATATCAACCGCCAATCGTAGCCCCTGCGCCTCCACCGGCTGCTGTGCCGGCTCCGACGAAGGAATTCAAGCCATTACCAGATAATGTGATTGGGTGGATCATGCTAATGATGGGGATCTAATCATGCCATTGCCTGCCGCATCCCCAAGAGAAGCTCGCATCTATGCACTATTGAAGGGTCAAACTCTCGAAGATTTGACCGGCCAACTCGCGGCAGGGGAGTTTATTCCAGAAGCAGGGAACCCGATCAGTGTTGAACAACTCAATGAAGACGAGCTTCGCAGGCTTGTTTTGGTTAAACTGGCCGTCGAATGTGTTCGCGCAGAGTGGAACGGATTACTTGGAGTGTGAATTATGCCATTACCAGATGCTAAACCTGATCGTAGAATCTACGAATTGCTCAAGACAACCGATCTCGAGAACCTAACCTTTAGTGATTTTCAGGGAGTATGTCAAACGATCTATGCCGAGCAGGGGGCAGAGGATGAGCTGCGAAGGATCGTACTTCTCAATCTGGCAAGGTTGGCAGTAGCCGGTGAGTGGACTGGCCTCACCAGTGGGGGCGGTGGTGGAGCGTTCAACTTAGAGCTATTACCACCGGACTTTGATGGTTCAACGGAAGAATACCAGATCGCTTCGGCAACTCCACCGGGGACGAATGATGTACAAGCTCAGTATCAAACCCAGTCGGGGTGGTTGCTTTTCCCCTTCGTCGCCGCTAAGAGCGGAGCGCTTGCATCAATGGCGGTCTATGTTGCGGCCACAGGCGGTGCATCGACTGGAACAATTGATGTCGGGATTTATTCCGATAATTCTGGAGTACCCGACTCACTTCTAGGATATGCACAATTTGACCCGAGCACCACGGGGACCAAAACCGACACTTCGTTGAGCGCGACTATCACATTAACCCGAGGGACTCAGTATTGGATCTCTTGGTTCAAGAACGGCACGGATCACAACCCTTCACTCTATTCGGCTGAATATGATAATGGAGGCGGGACCGGTATCAGCGCAAATGTGTTCAGCCAAGGATCACCGACAATCAAAGACGAATCGACATTGTCCCCAACTTCATTCCCTTCAAGCGTGACTGCATCAAATCTCGCATCTGCAGGAGGATTTCCTAAACTGATGGTAGGACTAAAGTGGGCGTAATTATGTTTGATAGACGAGTTTTTGAAAATGGTGTTCATACGCATGAGGTATCAGTCGATTGGGTATGGCTCCGAAGGGAAAGAAACCGCGAATTATCCAGAACAGACTTTTGGGGATTGAAAGACCACACTCTCACCCAAGCAAAGCGCGACTACCGAACCTTCCTTCGAGATCTCCCCCAGAATCACGAAACCGCCGATGAAGCATGTGACGCATGGTTCGCCTATGATATTCCGGAGTGATTCGGATGCCGAAGGTGAAACCCGATCAAGTGATTCGACATGAGATTGTCTTTGGCCGCGCAGATCGAGAGCTGCTAACAGATGTTGTCACAGCGTACCAGATTAACAGGATTGGAACGCCTCTGGTCAATTTACTCAATGACAACACTTCGCTTCTGGTCATCGCCGGGATTCTCGAAGCCGCCGGGTTCATTGATGTGATTCCTAACTGGATGTTGCCAGCGATTCAAGAGGGAGCGTTTGACACCTACCAAGATCTCCTCGATGCTGCTGAAGGAGCCGGAGAAGCCATTGAGGATATCAAGAAGAATCCGTTTGTGCGTGGGTATTGGTGGGTTTGGAAGAACGCCACCTTAGCAGGGAGGATAATGACATGACCGACGACGAGATCGAAACTAACGATGTGAGAATCAAGATCGGGCCGAACATGATCAAGGCCATTCTGGCGATTGCTGTTCTCGTAGCTGTATTGATGGGCGACTCTGGCGCTATTCCATCATTCTGATTAACAGACGCATTGTGTCAGCGAATTTCCGCAAATTAGGCAAATAGCCCACATTTGGAGCGCATTTTCCTCGACTACATCATCTATCCAGTCCGATTCATCAACCCACTCTAATTCACGCACCAAGTCTTCACCTTCGAGATAATTCAAAGTGACATTCTCGAAGTCAAGCCACTCTCTTTCATCGAAAGCATACCAATCTGGATCGTCACTCATTCAATCACCCACAGATAACCGCATAATTCGTATTTTGGCTCCTCAAAGAGGCATTTCAAACAGATTTTCATGCCAACTATTCCACAAATACAACCTGATGTTGTACTCATGACCATCGATCCTCCAATTCTTCACAAGCTCGGATAATTCGTTGTCTTGATGCCTCAGTATCTTTCATTCCTAAGTCGCGCACAATGAAGGCCGCACTTCTGGGGTTCTTCATCTCTTTCTTGACTTGGATGGCAACCTTGACGATCAATGCCGCCTTGACTTCACGCAGATTCATGCTATCACCTTTTTTTT